AGAGTTTAAAAATGTTGTAGATCCATTTAATTTAGTTAAAGTATTGGCTGCTACATTTGCTGTAACTCCTCCTCCTGTTAAATATCTAAATGTTAAAGTGGTATTTGAAGGTGCAATTCCATAAGTGTCTGTAAATAAGAAGTTAGTAGGAGAATATGCTGTTGTGAGTTTAGTTTGTTCAAATGGTAAACCAATACCTATATTATCTGGGTTAGGTACTATTACTTCATCTGAGTCCGCTGTTGTACCTGCTCCAAATTGTATTTGTAGTGTGGTAGAATTTTTAAAACGAGTAGTAAATCTATTTTGTACTTTTTTTAACTTTAATAAGTAAGGAGTGTCTCCACTATATTGAGATAAATTAGGATCGTTAACATTTGTATTTTTAATTGAATCATAAATCATCTCTTGACCTAAATGATCTACCTCATACCATGTATTTCCTTCTGAGTCTACACAGTCTAAAATATTAACTAAGTTTGAAGTGTTTAATTCTACTGTTGAAAATTTTACTGGTGAGCCAAATGAAAATGTTTTTGTATTAATAGTAGAAGAAATAGCTCTACGAGACTTCTTTAATAAGAAATATGTTGGATTTCCTCCTGAAATTTCATATACTGTAACTTCAGTTGGATCTCCTGAACTTGAAACTGAAAAGTCTACTGGATCATTTATTAGAAATGAAGTTCCATTTGTTGATGAAACTGTAGAATTTCCATTAATAAATAAAGTATAACTAAAATCAGGAATATATGTTGAACCTGATATTATTGAGGGTATTTTTTGATAAAAATCTATAGTTGTAATAGCTACACCTGTTACATTTGGCTTATAACCAAACATATAAGCTAATTCAAATAAGTTATTTGATTGTCTGGCAAATTGTAAGTAATTTTCTTGTACCTGATTGTCTAAGTAAAAAGATAAAATGTCACCAACATATGATGCCATCTCTATAAACATCATTCCTGGTGATGCAGGACTAAAGTCATTGTATGTAGTTGGAAAATAAGTTTTAGTATAGTCTATTAAACTAGCTCTAAACTCATTAAAATCTTTATTTATGTATTTTATATTTTTATTACTTGCCATTATGTAAATGATATTTGTACTTGATCTGTAATTCCTGTATTAATTATACTATAATATAGTTGAACTGTTATTTCGTTATTGTCAGGAGATTCTAAGACCTCTAATTTATCTACTTTAATATTAACAAAATACTGTGATAGTAAAGATTGAATGTTTTCTTTTAAGTCGCTTATATTATCTGTAGATATTTGTTCAAAAATAAATGCTCTTAAATTTGCCCCAAACTGGTTGTTTAGATATCGCTCAGTTTGATTTGTTAAAAAGAAATTTAATAAGTTATTTCTTATAGCATCTTGTGTTGTATATGTTTGAAAGAAAACATTAGGTGCATTAAAAGGTATAGCAACACCAACTGCTGTTCCAGGTTTAGTATCTATTGGAAATATCTTTTTTGCTCCGAATGCCATTATCTTTTAATTAGTCCCATTATTTGATCTAAACCAACTTGTCCTTCTGGTAGTGCGCTTCCTTCAGACATTGTATTTATAGGTCCATTTACTTTAAATTCTCCTTCAAATCCAGACTTGGGTCCTTGTGACATTTCACCTAATATATCCATGTACGCTTGTTTATGATTAACTTTAGGTGTTGATGATATTTGATGAGGAATTGAATTTGTGTTAAAATTTAATGTCCTTGTATCTGGTTGATATGATTCTGTAATAGGTTGTTTATTACTTTTAATAGCTTCTAAAAGAATGTCCTTCAATTCTTCTTGAATTGCTTCTCTTACTGATTCTTTGATAAGTTTTTTAAATTCTGATGGTTTCATTTGTTATAAATATTGGGATTAATTAGCTTTTAAATTATTTGAGTCAATTATTAGTTTAATTTCTTCAATTAAAACTTGTGGGGTTGTTGTGAATGATAATGGAGTTTGTAATAATATAATACCTTGTGCATTTTTTGCTACTGCTTTAACTCTATTAACTGTAGGTGAATATACTTCTGTTATAACTTCTAATATAAATCCTTGATAATTAGTTAAGGATGATGGTATTTCAGATTGAGCTAACGCCGCAGCTTGTTCTTGCTCTAATTGAGTTAAAGAACTATCTAATGGAGTTAAAGTATTAGAGGTATCAGAAGTAGTAGAAATTGCGTTACATCCTTTTAAATACTTATCTATAGAATTTAATAGTCCAATTATTTTTAGTAAAATATTATTTACAAAAGTTATAGTAGTAGCTATAGATGATATAGTATTTTGTGCTTTAGTTATTTTAGGTGTTGTTTTAGCTAATACTTTATTTAATGAGTCTAAAGAAACTAAAAGTGCCTTTCCAGGATCTGGTGAACCTGGAGGAGGAGTTGGTATTAAAGGAATGCTTGCTTTTGTTATTGTAGAAACTGTGTTAATAGTATTTACCACTGTTGAAGTCACTGTTACTACTGTGTTTAAAGGATCAACAATTTTCTTTAATTGATTAATAGTCTGGGACGCTGAGTTAAGTTTATCTACAAGAGCATTTCTTATAGTTAAAATTTTCTTTAATTCATCAGGTGGAAGACAAAAATCAGGTAATTTTTCTTTAAGTTCACCTATATTTTGAATGCCCGTTTGAGTTGCTATGTCAATAATTTTAGGAATTAATTGATTAAGTAACTCTTGTCCTTTCTCAGCTAATAAAAGTGGTATTTTATCTTGTCCTGTCATTTTATAATTTACTTGTTACTGATGATTTTGCTGTGTTAATAGCTAATTTTATGTCAGTTACTTTTTTTAATGCGTTCGCTCTAATTTTATCAGCTTGTCTTTGTAATTCAATTCGAGCTGCATTTATAGTAATTTCTGTTTCTTGATTTAATATATACCAAGTATTTTGAAGAACATTAGTTTGTAAATCACTATGAATGTCTACATTATATGGTACCCATAATTCTTTTGGAGGATTTAATCCTTTTTTACCATAATCTATTTGAACTTGAGCTGGGATTACAAATCGTTTATATCCCCAAAGTATAGGAATAAAACCTTTAGGATTTACAGGAACAAACGCATTGTCTTTAATACCTTCAAACATTATTAATGATGGAGGATACTGTAATTGAGAAGTTTGACTTCCTACCCATCCATCTATTTGAACTTTTGGGTCACTTTTTTTATGAAATGTTTGGGCAGCTATAATAGCACCTTGAGTAATCTTTTGGAGATTAGGATTTGTTATAGAATTATTATATTCGTCTATAATTTTATTAGTGTCTTCTTGATTTTTATTGAATTTTGGATCTCTAACAAATTTATTATCTTGTAAGTACTTTTGAAATACATTCCATGAACTTAAAGTAGGATATAAAAATTTAGGTATGTCAAGTGGATTTAAATTTAACTTAACTATATCAGTAAGATTTACATTCGATGTAGCTCCAAAAATATTATCAGTGTTAGGAGGATTAGGCATTATATTGTAAAGTTATTTTTAGAAGTTAAATCTTTTAATTGTTTTTCAATGTCTATTAAAGTTGTATTTAAAGTTATAGATGCTAATCTCATCTTCATATCTAAAGAAACAGGTTGTCCTAAAGAAACTACAGGTTGTGTTTGTAAATTTCTAAAAGTATCATTTAATTGTTTTACAGCTGTTATTAAATTTTGTAACACATTTACTGTAAGATTTCCTTTCAATAATGGTTCAGTGGCACTATAAGATCCTAAATATACATTCCCTCTTGACTGTACTATAAAATCTTTTGTGTCTATATTAACTGAGTTTTGAGAGTTTAAATTTATAGACTTAGCAGCGCTTAATAATATATGATCATTTCCAGCACTAAATACTAATCTACCTGAGTTTAAAAGTATTTGACGCCCAGAAAATTCATTTGGTAAATCAGGAGCTGTGGAATTGTTGTAACTTGTATAATTAGTACTAGTTGCTTTTAATGGTACTTTTTGAGTACTGGTTAAGTATATTGAGGAGTTATCTTTATTAATATCTTCAGTGATAGGTATCCAACCTTCCTTAGTTCGTTCACCTTGTCCATTTCTAATAATAGTAATTGGATCTCCATTTATTCCAGTTTCTGACCAATTATTTATAATAGTAGGACTAGGTGAGCCTCCTACTGTACTTCCAAAACGTATTGAATTTCCCCATCTACCTTCTTGAATAACATCTCCTTCAAAAGGTAATAGTGGATGTATATCTGATCTTTCATAAAATGTTTTACCTAAAAATATTTGTTTATTTTCATTGGTAATTATTTTAGCACTACCCGCTTGAGTTTGAATATAATCTTTTTGTTGTGGAGGATCAGGTTCATTAGCTAGAGAGGGGTATGCATTATGGTGTGGATGATTCCATATAGATATATTATTAAGATAATATGATGTTTGAGCAGCATTAGTATTTCCAATGTCTTGATTTGGAAATTGCATTATATATATTATTTCATTTATTAATGGATAATTTTTTAAATTAGGTGAAAAAGGATAAGCCACAGGAAATATATTACTTCTTTCCCCTGTAGGGACTATGATAGGATCATATTCTATTACTCCTAACGCATTCCATCCTCCTAATCCTTCAAAATTATTACTATTTTCATCTAGTATAATATTTACTACTCTAGCTGCGAAAAATATATTAGATGAAATAAGTCTAGTAACCCTATCAAAATCACTAGTTCCTGTAGGACTTAATCTTTGAGATAAATTATTCCATGACATTCCTATTCAGGTTTTGTATTATCGTTTAACTTATTTATTTCGCCTAACAGTTGTGCTTTTTCAGCGTCTGAAATAGTAAATCCATCGCCGCTACCTCCACCACTATTACTATTAGACACACAACGTTGAACAATTGTAGCCATTTTAATTAACTGTTCATCATTTTTAACACCTATTTCTAAGTACTCTTTAATTAATGGTACAATTAATGTAGCGTCACCTATGTCTGTCACCATAGGTTTTAATTCATTTATCAAAGTTGATATTTGTTTGTCTTTTTTCTTTTGGTTGACGTAAATTTCTTCAAGTATATCCTTGAATTTCTTGTCGCCAAATATGTTAGATTCTAATCCTTCCATGTTGAATATTTATTATAAATATAGACCTAATGGAATTTTATGTGTCCATTTTCTAAGTAGAAAATATAATTGGTTTTGAATATTTTATGTAGACGATCTGCTATTTTAGTTATTTTAGGAGTTTTAGCGTCTATCATTTCTCGTATGTATATGTACAATGCCTTTTTATTGAATATGTCTAAATGTTCGCGTTTTCTGAATAATTCTAATATTGCGTCTGCAATTTTAGCATCTTGATCTTTTGGAAACAATGCTTCTAAATTTTCAGTACAGTATTCAACATATAAATCCATAAATAAAGACATTTTATCTCCGTGTGATAATTTATCACTTGGTGAATTATTTTCTTCTATAGTATATGAAAACGTGTTATCCTCTTCTAAAACAGACACTGGAATAGATGCTACCTTTTTCTTGTAATTTTTATCATTGTACAATATCAGCCAACGTTTAACAATAGTTCCAAAGTATGAATATGCCTTAGCTCCTTTAGATGGGTCAAATAAGTGTATTTTAGACAGTAAAAAGATTATAATTTCATGTTGTAAATCTTCTATATTCTCAACTTCAGTATGATAAAATTTAAATGTATGAATAATATTTTGAGTAAGTTTAAAAAACGCATAGTTTATTCTTTCATCATATATTTTACTTCGTTCACCATAATCAACACTTAAATTATAAGCTACTATAGCATCCTCAGTGTCTTGAGTAAAATAATTTTTTTTATTAGGTATAGCCATTTATTTTACTTTAAAATTATTTAATTCGTCTTGTAAGAACTTTAATGTTTTAAAGAAAAATCCTACCTCATCATCTCCTTCAAATGAACCTTTAGCGTCAATTTCTTTTAATTTTTTATCTGCGAATGTGATAGTGTTAGACAAATTTATCATATGATTTTCATATGTCTTAATCATGTCTTCACATGCTTCATTTTTCTTTAAAAGATTGTAACTTACATAACCTAGTGTAATCACTAGTAGTAGTAAAATAATAATTGTTAGTATCATATTGTTTTGTTTTAAAGTAAAAAAGGCTGTGACATAAATCACAACCTTTATTTTTGTTTTATTTATTGATTAGTCTTTGAAAAAATCATTCATTACATTTTTCAATCCTTCACTTTTAATATTTCCTAAAGCTTGAGTTTTAATGGCTGGCTTTTTAGTTGTTGTTTTATTTGCTGCTAATGTAAAATTCTTATCTGTGGTAGACAAGTTATCTTTAAATTTAGGAAACCATTCTCTTTCAAATTCAACTTTAGCAGCTAAGAAATCTGCCTGATGAACAATGTGAACTAATGAAGTTCGTATTTTAGTTTCTGGCGCCCAAGACATAAGATATGGCTTATTTGCTTCATCATATAAACCATCATGTAACTTTATAGCTAACCATTCATTTTTAGAATAAGTAATTCCATGAGATGTTAGTAAATATAATCCACGGTCTGGAACTGACATAAATTCTAATTTAGTGTTAAATGTATAATCTTCACCTAATTTATCTCTACGCCATTGATCAGTCTGAGGAATGTATGATTCATTTTGTTCATCTCCCATTTTACCTAAATCATGATTCATCGCTGAGAATACTAATTCTTCAATAGTATAATTTTTATCTACTCCGAATTCCTCCCACACATCATTAATTTTAAGAGCAGCTTTAATAACACGGTTAACATGTTCTACATAGCCACCTGGAAATGCGTTGTGATATTCTTTCTTGTGAGACGCAGGCATCATCATAATACGTTCAGCGTACTTATTATAAAACGCTGTTAATTCACTAGCCCTAGGTTCACTAATATATTCAGTGATAAAGGATAAAAATTCATTCCAATTGTCTTGGATTTGTTCTGCTGTTAATTTCATAACTTTTATTTTTTAGATTTAAACTCGATTTAATTCACTTCCGGCAATAGGTTCAGATTCAACATACATTTTAAGTTGATCTAAAATTTCTCTAGTAGCTTCTACTATTTCATAACTTGCTTCACGATCACCTCTGTTTAAGGTAAAATTTAATTTGTTCATATTAGACTCTATTCCGTCTAATTTTCTCAGAACCGCTTCTCTATTTCTCATTTATTGTTTATTAGTTTATTTATCGTTTATTTTACCCCGTCGCCACATTATGCTTCTTCTCAGTTTCTTTATGTCTTATCTTTCTCTCTCTTTTCCCGTATTAATAATATATGTTAGGGGATAATTAAGGCCAAATTTAAATTAAAAAATCTTTAACTTTATCTTCTACACCTTTCAATAGGGCACACTTTTCATATTCTTCAAAAGACTCAAAGTGTTTTATAGATGCTTCTAATGCCAGTAAAAGTCTTTCATCAGCCTTTAACTTTAAACACTCAATGTGAAATGTATTGTTTATTTTTATACTTTTAATGTAATCCCAAGCTTTATTGTACATTAAATTTTCACCTATTTGCTCTAATTCCTCCAAGTCTAACTCAGGGGAAATGTCTTTAAAAGTTTTAATAGTATACTGAGTAAAGAATATATGGTTGTTTATAATTTTACTAAAACCTCCTATCCAATACAATGGATGTTCTGAGAAGTCTACTAATATGGAAATGTCATCAGCTTCCTTATTTTCTTCAGAATCATCAAATGTGTTAAATATGTTACTAAAATTTATCATTAAAACATGCAAATAATGTTTTTAAGGGTCTTAAATGCTTTTTATATATACTTTTATATTTTTATAAGATTCGTTAGTATAAAAAAGCCCCACATTATTTTTTATAAATATGGGGCAAATTTATAGAACTAATACTATTTCTTAAGAGAATCTGCCGGTGCAGATACTGCGCAAGAGTCTGCCATTACACAGATAGAATCAGTTTTTACTAA